TATTTCTTTTTAGCATTTTCTGTTTTCTTTGTTGCAGCCTCATCATCTAAAACTTGTGCATAGTATTTTCTAAAATCTTTTTGTAGTTTTGCAACACCACCTATTACTTGACCATCTCTAATTTTTGTATTAAAGAATATTTTTAATCTTGCACCGACAGATAATAAATTGTTTTGTCTTTTTAATAATTCTAAAACTTTCTTACCTCTTTGTAAAGAACCATTTGCCATTCTTAACAAAGCGTCATATCTATCTGACTCAGCAGATGAGAAAGTTGAAACACCACTTGTGTCTTTATATGAAGCGTCATCATAGAATACTGATGGCGTCTTTGCAAATCTTCTTACATTGACGCCAAAACTTGCTTTGAGATTAGCCATCTTTCTGCCATTGTAAGTAGTGTGAAAGATGATACCTAATTTAGCTCTTAAAATTCTCTTTGCAAGATCAGTATTTTCTGGAACAGCATATGTTATGGTGTTCGGTGTAAAGGCGATAGCATCCTCGCCTCTAATGCTTACCTTCTTAATATCAGCAGGTGTAAATAACAAGTCGCCTTGAACAACACCTCTAATACCTAGTTTAGGTAATTCTTTTAAACATACAGATAGTTTATCTACTAAACCACCTGCATGGTTTTTTCGTATGTCCGCTTGTGTGTAGTTGATTTTAGGATTTACATTGAATACAGATTTAGAGCCGACAAAGAATCTGCCGTTCTCAGGATTGATACCACAGAATACTGCTGGTGCACCATCCCATTTTACTGAAACATTTAATTTTCTACGAGATGAACCAGTAAGCATATTTCTTAATGATTTAAGAAACTCTATACTTGCTAACCCGCCTTGATAGCCATCGTTAATAATGCTATCTTCTAAATGTTCTAAATGAGTATTTTTTGACTCACTTAAATATTGTTTGAAACTATACATATCTCTCCACTATATCCATTATATCAAAATTTATTGCTTTTGTCAAGCAAAAAATCGCACCTATCCCATTAATAAATCACTACTTACTAGACTATTTATACTAATAAAGTTTGCCGAACGGCCCAAAAGGAAAGACTTTACGCCCTGCTTTCATCGCTAAAAAGACTAAATCTGTCATATATTCATCAATCATTTCTTTATCTTTTAAAGATAAAACCATATAAGCAAATTTTAATCCCATTAATTTATGAGTGACAATCCACGGTTTTGCACCATCAAAAGCTTTCATCATATTATCAATAAAATCTTCAGCAGAAGAAACACCACCCGTATCAACTTTTATACCAAATGGTTTTTTAATTAAAGCATTAAAATATTTTTTAAATTCTTTCTCACTATTTTTTAAATCTTTAGAGTTCATAGGAAAGTTAGCACGGTTATTATCAAATGGACCATCTGTGCTAAATTTATACACATTTTTTAATTCTTTAATATATGGTTGTTGTTTAGTCAATTCTCTAATTAAATCTAAAGGTGCTTTTCCTAGTCTAGCAGCACCACCTTTTGATGTTGGTTCTATTTTTAAGTTTGAAAAACTTGATGTAGAGTTTCCTTTAACTTGAAAATCTGCAATTGGTTTATTAAGTGATGTTGACATTTGAAATACAATATCCTGTGTGCCAGTTAAAGTTTGTTTTTTAGTGCCTGTAATAGTAGAATTAAATCTTATACCTGATAGTTTATAATCATAGTCAGATTTGCCTGTTTCAATGGCTTTAAAAAATTTTTCATCAAGGTTTACTCTTTCATACTTTGCTTCTTTTCCTGAAATTAATTTTAAAGAAAGACCCACGACTTTGTTCTCATTATATAATACTCTCATAACTTTGTTTAGTTCATGTAAAGTCCTTGTTTTTGGACTTTGATCTAATTCTGCTGTTATGACTTTTCTATTTACTTCTTTTTTATCTATTAACCATATGTCAGCAGGATTATACATATCTTTTTTTGATATGTTAAAATAATCTTTTATTAAATTTTGAAACCACATCATAAAGCCACCCTTATCATCTCTATCAAAGATGGTAAATTTAGCGTTATCAAATACATCTAATATTTTTTTATGTTGTTTATAGAAAGTTTCAAACCAATTTTGCTCTATATTTTGAGTGAATGGATACTTGTAATTAAATAATTCTTTACCACCTTTGATGAATATTTTTTGTAAACCTTTAACGGTTTCTTTATCTTTAACTATATCTTGTGCTGATCTAAATTTTTTCTTACCTAAATATGTTCTTTTAAATATGAAAGCGGTAGCCTTTTCCTGCATAGCAGTAAAGTCTGCTTGTGATACAGATATTTCTCCCTTTGGGCCATTGAATTTTGTTGCCATACATATATTTATCTCTTGCCTCGTCTTCTTGCTGGCACTTTATATGATGACTTACCTCTATCTGCGAGTCTTTCTTTTTCTGTTCTTTGATCAAAGAAAGTGGGAAAACCAAATATGCCAAATGTCTTATGTTTGTTTTGAAACTTGACTACCTTCTTTACATCTTCCTCAAAGAAAGATTGTTTTAAAACTAACTTACTAGGCATTTCTACAGCACGCCAAAGTATCTCATTCTTTACTTTGACCATTTCTGTTTTATAGTATATTGATGGTTTTCTTTTTCTCATACTTTAAAATCACTAAACTTATCATACACATCAACATCTTGTGGACCTGATGGTTTGTTTATTTGTTTTTCAGACTCTTGGTTGCCATCTGATAGATTTTGTGCTGATTGTTCTACATCATATAATCTCATCTTACTACGATCAACACCTATAATAAAAGCACGATTGACAGCAGGATCATTATATCTATTTTTTAATTGTTTAACTTTAATCTGACCTAGTTCTTCTAACTCATCATTACTAATTAAAGCAAACATGAAGTCAGCAGTTGCAGGAAGACCAAATGATTCTGAAGTATCTTCTAAACCAACATCACTAGACAGATAACCTGATCTTGTTGTTTGAGTAGCAGAAACAATAGGCACATCATACTGAACAGCAAGACCTCTTAACTCTTCAGCGATTGCTTTTACATAAAAGTATGATGATATATTACCACCTCTAAATCTACTTGATGAACATATATTAAGATAATCTATGAATACTATATCAGGTTTAAATGATTTCTTTAATGCAAGTTCATCAATCAAAGCTTTGAAATGACCACTATGAGCAGCGGCAGTAGGATATTCTTTGATGATTAATTGACCATTGATCTTGCCTTGTAGTTTCTTTGTCTTGTTATCGTAAATATCTTTAGGCATTTCATAAAGATCATCAATGGTTACATCTAATAAGTTTGCGTCAATTCTTTCAGCAATTCTTTCTTCGGCCATCTCTAAAGTTATATACAATACATTCTTGCCTTGTGATATAACAGATGAAGCCAGATGACACATGAACAAGGACTTACCAACACCTGTGCCTGCAAGAGCAACATTTAAAGTTTTAGGTGGCAGACCACCTTTTGTAATACGATTGAAATATGCTAAATCAAATTTTAGCCGTTCCTCTGTCCTATGATAATAATCAAATCGTTCATCGGTCATGGCAAGATAATCATGCCCTATATGTCTATCAAATGAAACTCCTAATGCGTCTGATAAGATTGTAGGTATTGCCTCTGGTGTATGTTTCTTATCTTTACCATCAATGATTTTGATACCTTGTAATACTGCATTATACACAGCACGATCTTTACACCATTTTTCTGTCGTATCTAACAACCATTGTTGTTCAACATCTTCTTGTATTAGTGAGTTAAGTAAATCTTTTGTATTTTTAAATTCTGTTTCTGTAAGTGTTTTGTTATTAGATAATTCTATAGCGATTGCTTCTTTTGTAGGCAATGCATTATACTTAACAACAAAAGCATTTATGATATTAAATAATGTGACCTCATCTCTATTTCTAAAGAAATCAGGTTTGATAAATGGGATTGTTCTTCTGGTAAAGTCTTCGTTGTGGATTAGATTACTTAAAAGTGTTTTTTCAAAATCAGACATAATGTAGATAACTTCCTATAATATACTTTGGTTTGATTGTTGGTTTTTCTCCTGTATGTTTATAAGTCCATAAAGGTGGGAATACTAATACTTTACCTGTTTCAGGTTTTACTGATACATCATAATCAGGAAATGTTGTTTCGCCTTTATCGTTATTGTTTAAATACATAAAAAAAACTAAAAATCTTCTTGCACTATTATAGTCGGTAACATCCACATGGGTTTTAAATTCGTCTGTGTCTGGTTCATACTTCTTAAATCTTATCTGTTCAAAGCCAAACTTTTCTGGCCATTGTTTTATTCTATCTATATTAACATCTTCTATATACTTTGTCAATACACCACGAAGCTTTGTAAAGATTGTCTTTGTATATTCTTGCCAGTCTTCGTGCATAGATACATTTATTTCTGTAAATGATCTATGATTCTCTAATTCTGTTTTTACCCATTGATTGCTACTATCTTCAAACTTATCAATCAAGTGCTGACATTGATCTGGTGTCATCACATTGTCATATGTTTTTATAAACTTACTTGTTAAATCTGATTGTGCCATCTTGTAATTGTTTTTCTACCACTTCTACTAATATATCACCTATGTAATTTCTAAAATCAATACTTGTTGTATCAACATTGTTAGGGTTTTCTTTTACATCATAGGTAAATTTTAAAGGCATTTCGCCTTGAGCATTTTCTTCACTTGCAAACTGCACCTTACCATAGGTGTAAATTACATCTTTGTAATTACCTTCTACAATTTTTATACACGAGAAGTCATCAACATCTCGTTGAGCGAATACATATCTATTCTGCGCCATAGAGGAACTCTCTTTTGGCTGCCTCGTCAATCTTAGCGAGAACCTCTTTAGTATAGAATTTAGTAGGTTCATTATTGATAGTTTTAGCATATTGTTTTGATCCGTCAGGTAATTCTACCCTTGTTGATACAGACTTAAATACACCATGTTTGATTGCAAGGTCTAATAGACCATAGTGTTGATCTAAACCTTTGTCATAAGTTAATCTTACATCAATCATAGCATTTTCTTTTGTCAACCTTGATTTATAATTCTTACAATGAATTACATTACCTATAATTTCTTTGCCATCTTTTTCTTTTCTTTTTGATAGATAAACTATATTACTAGCAGCATATTTTAAACCACTACCACCACCCATTTCTTTTTGTGGGAACATAGAACCAATTACATCATAGGTATGATTAGTCATAATCATTGGCACTTTTGCTTTACCTAGTTTTAAAGTTAATACTCTAAATGCAGCCTTGACTATTTGTGATCTAGTCATATCTCTAGTTTCTTTACCTTCAGCAGTATCTTCCATTTCTTTTGTTGTAGATAACATACCTAAACTATCTAATACAAACATCAAAGGTTTTCTTTTATCTTCTGCTTGTTCTAGGTATTTGTCTATAACTTTTATTGATTGATGTCTAAACTCTTGCACCGTAGCAACTGGCACTACAACCATTCTCTTACTATCAATGCCACGACTTTCAACTAAATCTTTTGTTAAGGCACTTTCTGACTCAAAGTAAATAACACCTGCGTCTTTGTTCTTATCAAGGAAATGTTTTACAATACCCAACGCAAAAAATGTTTTACCTGTTGCAGCTTCGCCTGCGATTGCTGTTATCTTATTTGATGGTAGACCACCATAGATTGATCCTGATAATAGGGCATTTAGTGTGTATGATCCTGTGTCTATAAAACCATCTACATCACCTGCCGTCATACCGTCAGCGACTAGACTTGCATATTCATTGCCTGTTTCTTTTATAATGTCTTTTAAAAAATCACTCATTCGTCTTCTCCTTGATAATTTATACAATAATATTTAATACCTAAAGTATAACACATTTTGCGTATTTCGTCAAGCTGCTCTCTTTTGAAATTAAATGTCATTGTTTTTTTGTTCTTGTATATTACTATTTGCATTTTCTATCTCACGCCAGTTTTTTCTCATCTCTATGTATATCTTATCTTTTGTGACCCTATCTCTATATGTCTTAAATATACTAGCAGATTTTGCCTTATCACAAGTCATGGCGTCAGGTTCTTGTGGTAATATCTTGCCGTTCTTATATTTCTTGCCATCTCTATGATTCGCATATCGTCTTGCCCTTGTAAATCCCATCTCTAAAAACTTACGGCACATATCCATACCTACGAAATCTTTTAACGCAACAAACCCTCTATACATAAAATAGATTTTTTCTGCACTTTGTTTTGCTATTTGTGGTGTTTTAAATCGCCAACTACGACATATGATATTCGTATATGGCCTGACTAGTAATACGCCTTGTTCACCTCTGCCTATTCTGTATAGTTTTCTTATTGCAGGTTTTCTAAAGTTCAGTTTTTTATAATTTAGTTTATAATCAAATTCAATCATTCAAATCATCAATATGTTTCGCTCTCAATACTACTGGTCTTCCTTTCTTTGGTTTAGGTAATTGTGGTGTCCATGGTTCGCCTTCCCATTCAAATCGCCATTTAGTGTCTTCTGGCACCCACATAGATGGTGGCTTTTCTAAATCTTCTTGTCTTATATCTGTCCATATCTTATCATACAGATCACCTGTGTCCATAGGACCTAATTGTGTAAATACAGAACCTTGCATTTTTTGTAATCTTTGTTTTAATATTTCTCTATTAAACTCTAACAACCTTTGGTAGTCCCAATATTCTTTCTTGTCTTCGTAATCTGCTTTTGAAATAGGCATAGTCATAATATTTATTAAAATAATGTTGCTCGTCTGCTGTGACGAAAGTAATCAAGTTTTTCTTTTGAGAAACACCATACATTCTCAATATAGATTCGATTCATAAATTCTGCTTTTTCTTCCTCACTTTCAAATAACTTATCTGATTTAGGTCGTTGCATAATCCTCATGCCTATTTGACCTACAAAATTATCTTTTAAACTATCAACTAACTCATCACTTGAATAATATCTTTTATTTTTTATATTAGGATCCATGATGTTCACAAACATATGCTTTGATCTCTCCATACTCTTTTTTGCAACAGGTAAATAAAAGTCATCACGCCATTTAGAATATTCATCAAACTTAAACCATGATTGATTTTCTTCTTTTTCACCACCCTCATTATATCTTTCTGTTGAAAAGTATGGTGGTGATGTAAAGGCACAATCTATATTGTCTATCTTATCCCATGGTAGGTCTTCAGCACCACAATTATAGATTGTGACTTTTTTAGGTTGTGATAAGAAACTATTATATGTTTCTATTTGCTTGAGATATTGTTTGTATGTGTTAGGATTAGGATCGCAACCGATATATTCCTCTGCGTCTGAACAAAAGAAACCTGCAAGTCTATCGCCCCAACCACATGATGTATCTAACACTCTCTTGGCATTTGTCATTTGATATATTGTCTTTGCAACATTAGGTTTAAATTGTGTTGCAATATATGTGCCTAATCTAAAAGCAGATATATAACTTTTATCATTGAGAACACCACCTCTTAATTCTGTTTTGCCTTCTACTTCAACTGGTTTCATGCCATTAATACCACGCCATATAGGACCTAGACAACGCCATATATCTTTTGCTGTGCCATTTTGCCATACATCCATAGGTGCCTTAAAACCAAAACTACTACAATTTAATCTTAAATGTTGATGAAAGTAATTACTGACATCATTGTATATTGATGGTGCGTCTATGATACCTAGACCATGTTCTTTAAAATTATATTTGTAATC